TACAAAGCCTACACTAAAATTACAAAACACATAAATATACATTCAATGTGGTATCCAGTTGTACCAGCCAATTTTGCTTACCATCAGATTTGAAACTGGGGTGGATTTAAAGTCTCCACAGTGACGGCAAACCATTTAAAGTTGGTCTGCATACTTTTCGTGCCATTCAAGGACTGATTCATTATAGGATGTATTCAGTCGAGTGCACATGTGAGAAATTCCCGCGCGTTCGGCTACAGTAGTCATAAGTACACGTTGTTTCTCGTATTTGTCTTCTCCATGGTTAAACCATTCTCTCAATCCTGTATCGATATTCATCGCACAGGCTTGTTCCTCAGTAAGGGGACAACCTTTTGGTCTAAGGAAAGCATGAAGAGACTTGTAAATTGATTTGTCAAGCAAGGCTCCTACCTCACACCCCAATTTGGGATGATGAACCGAGAACCTCTTAAGGAATTCGAATTCTTCGATAGGTAAGTAATCAAGCAACTCCGACTCTTTATCTGGCATGGTGTACGTTTGACCGTATTCCTCCAAGAATTTTGAGCAGGATTTAATTGTGAAGTTATCACATCCTTCTTTGACAGAACCAATGTTGTCATCACCATATGTCATGAGTGCAACGTGATCGCGAAACTTCATACGAGTCTCGAACGATTTTGGTGGATTCATGGTATAAAATGCGGCTCTAAGATTAAGGGAGCCACAAATACCATTAATAATGACAGTGAGGGAGTTACCACTAATGTGAGTACCCTCGGTAAGACCAATAAGGTCTCCGTTGAAATTGATGTATGCGTAAACAACATCGGCAATCATGGTTTCCATAATCGTAAGGTCCTCTTCAGAATAGTCACATTCACGAGCTAAATCAATTAAGATACTCATGGCAGCGATAATAACCTGAGCTGGGAGCTTTTGATCATATTTGCCGTAATCACCTCCGATGAGACGATCTTCACCAAATTTCACAGCGTGCTTGACAAACTGATCCCACTCTGGACTGTGCGCGTTAATACCGACAGCACATTCT